AAACTACCGCCTTGTGTTTGCATATTGTCTTAAAATGATTCCATTTATAACCCATACAACTCCCTCCACATTGCTATTACTGGCGTTGCCAAAGTGTAGTAGTAAATCATCCAGTTAGGACTTTTCTTCATTAATTACCTCCTGTGCTTTTTCTTTCCATGCCTTTGTTCGTTTAAAGGAATCAACTAATTTATTTGCTGCCAAATCAATGATATCTTGCTTGTGTTCTAAAAGGATTGCATCGATACGTCCCATTACCTTACGGTTAAATACTTCCCAGTCCCTATCTTTCTTTCCTCCATAGTAACTGTATTTTTCAGGAGCAAGATTATCCAAAATAATACCTTTGATAATGGTATCTAAGTCCTGCTCTATGGCTTTTTCTACAATCCCTCTGACTCTTTCGTCATCAAAATCAAATGCTACTTGTAAAATGTGTTGCATATTACTCTCCTCTCATATCTGGTGTTGCCATTGTGTAGTATCTAATCATCTGATTCCTCCGTTGACTCTGAAAGCACCTTCAACGAATCAGCCATTATAGCTAACGAATATGCCACACTCATAAGTGATGCATCTATGGATGTACTACTCATCTTGTCTAATATATCTTCGGCGCTATATATATCGAATCGGGGTTTTTCCCACATTTGAAGCTGTTGCTCCCTCTGACGGGCAAAATATTCCATTGCAGTTTCCATTATGATTCCTCCCTCATCTTCTTTAGCAGTTCGGCAACCTCTGGGAAGTCTTTAAATATCTCATCGTCATGCATACCTTTTGCCTTTCTACTATAGAGCCTTGCAGGACTTATACCTAACATTCTTGACCATTCAGCCACAGTGTGGCTTGTTCCATAATACACCAAAATTACATTGCTTCTTGTATTGTTTGCTTGTTGTTCAGGCGTTGCCCACCTGCAATTATTAGGGCAATAATTACCGTCAGGGTCTATTCGATCTAATGTTAATTCTTTTGAGTAGCCATTGTTCAACGCCCATTGTTTAAATTTATTGTAATCATTCTCCCATTCATCACAAACAGATATGCCCCTTAACCCATAGTTCTTGTATGACGTTGATTTTGGATTATTACACCTTGCTTTCATATTATTCCAAATATGAGCCAATCTGCACGCACCATGTACACGCTGTTCGGCTTTTAAGCAACCGCAACTTTTGATTAGTCCAAGTCTTAGCTTGCTCCCAATAGCTATTTTTTGATTGCCACAATCACACTTGCACTTGTAAACAACCATTTTTTGACCAGATGGCTTAACCTGATGACCGCACTCCTCAATAACTACAAGTCTACCGAACCTCTTGCCTATCATTTCTTTTTTGTGGCTCACCTACTCACCTCTTATCTCTCTTACAATTGCATATAGCCTATGTATTCCTATTTCTTCGGCAAGATCAACAACCTTTTGCTTAACCACATTATCCTTCTGCTTTCGCCATTCTTCGTATTTAGTTTTGGCTTGTTGATAGTTAAATGTGTCAAGAACATACCAATAGGCAACATCTCCAAAAATTTCTTTTCGTTGGTTTTGAGATATTGATCCCAGAATTTTCACAAACTCCCACACCTCATTTTCAATAGCTTCTCGGTCTGGCTCGGTGTAGGGTGTTAAATCAGTCAAATTACAGGACGCTGCAATCTTTTCCCCATCATTAGCAAAAATGTATGCTTGACCTAAACGATATTTTCCTTCGTCAGGTAAATCAATAATATATTTTGCCATTTAATCACTCCTTCCCAAAATCCATTTAATCCTTATAAGGAATTCTGTGCTGTTCATCTTCATAAATATCTAATATCTGTCCAGTTTCAATAACGTATCCCGGCCCACAATTTTCGCACTTTAATTTCTTCAACAGTGTTGTTTGCGGCCTTACAGATACCCAACGTTTACCACATTTAACGCATATTACTTCTGATACTGAGTGTGGTTTTCTTGAATCAATATCCGTTACTTTTGCCATTTAATCCTCCTCATCAACATCTAATCTCTGACCGCAACCATCACACCACCGCATATCCAAGATTGTTTCACCACATACAGGACAAATAGGAGTATAATTATCATCAGCCATTTTGAATTTTTTTGGTATCTGTTTTTCTAATGCTTCGATAGCCATTCTAAGGGCCTCTTCAACGAGGAGTCCGTCTTCTGGCAGCTCCCCACTTAATTCTTCCACTCCTTGCATGATTTCAAATGCTTCTTTAGCCTTCACTATAAATTCTCCTATCGCTTGTCGCTTGATTCTTCTTCCATTAGCCAAGGTGGTAGCGTCTGGCAGTCCTCGTATTCTTTAACTGGCTTTGACGAATACCCGCATACCATACATACATATGTGGTTATTGGTGGGATGCTTGCTGTTGATATACATTGCATTATCCCTTTACACTTTGGACACAAATATGTCATTCTTCCACCTCCACTTTCAGCTTCATCTTTTTGCCTTTGTATTCAAACCTGAACTCTGTGCCATAATCAATCAAATGTTGGGCAACTGCGCCCATAGCATCAATTGTCACATCCGTCTTTTCTTTCCATTCTGTTCCATTTGGCTTTAACACTCCTGCATATATGCCAAAAAGACCGCACCCGATTGAATATTTTGTCATTCTTCCACCTCACTCTTAAAAGTGCAGATGATGTCTTCAAGCAGATTCATCCATATCTGGACAGCATCATCGCCTATTATGATTTCTCTCTCATTCAGGTGTGTTATTTCATCATAGATTTTGATGTACTCTTTCATGATTTTGCGCCAAACTTCTTCATTCATGATTCCTCCTCTGGTTGATTCTTATTCTCAACTCTAATAAACAAATGTCCCGAAGCATCTTCAATGGTCTGACAGTCAAATGTCACATTGATAAATTTAATATTCTGTTCCATTGGATTCTTTATCCCTTGAAGCATAAATCCCTCTAACGAAGATATATCTCCCTTAATTGTAACCATTATTATTCATCCTTTTGTTGATAGAGTGATGGTACATTGGCAGGCATCCAAGCAATTATCCCAGATTCAAAACAATAACTTCCCTCACTTACCCATACACCGTCTTTTCCGTACACAAGTTCAACATCTCCAAAATCATCTGTTATCCATATTTCCTGATGTTGTGGTGGACGTTCTTTGCTTGTTGGTATCCAACCGTTCGGAAATTCCGAAGAGTTGAGTGCTGTTATAGCCATGCGGAATGCGTTTTTCCCTTCTTCGTTTAATTCGCAATAAGAATCTAATGCGTCCTCGAGATTTCTTAGTAATGTAATTGCTTCTTGGCTATTCATTCTCTTCACCTCTCTTTTTTAACCATTTTTTCAGCTTCGTCTTCAATGATGGTTTATATTGCAAACACTCACCAGAATAATAAATATTCCAAACTCCAGTCTTGCATGGTTCCTTTTTATCGGAACGAAAATTGTATTTGCATCCTACGCACAATTTTTTCATTTCTGTTTACCTCTTTATTTCCCAAATCCAATAAATAACCCACACTAGACAGAATATCGCCACTACTATATTCATCTTGAATTACCCACCTTCTGATTCATAACCGAATCACAGTTGGGGCAGTATTTGAACCTATGCCAATCCCAATCCTTAATGACTAATCCGCATTGATCGCATTTCATTGTCACTGGACTGTTATATATCCACTTCCCCTCCTTACGTTCTGGCTCTGCGGATGGTAAATCAGACAAAATATCCTCAATACTATCCGCAACTGTTCTGCCTGTGCTTTTAAAATCTAAAATCTCGTCATAATTACTGTGTACTACATCAATCGCCGCCTGTCTGCTAATTGAATCATCCATTGTTATCCACCTCATATCTGTCTAAAAAAAATCTTGAGCAACTATCGCACACCACACTACCATGCCTTTCATACCTACATCCGTAGCACATTCGTTCTGGCTGTGCGGATGGTAGAGATTTTATCTTTTCGTAGATCGCAGGGACAACTGCATCTGCATCTCTTTTCTTCATGCCAGATTCGTAAAGCGGTTCGCTGAATATCGCATCTATCGCCGCATGACGGCTGATTACATCATCCATTGATCTCACGCTCCTCTCTTTCCTTCTTCTTTTTCCTGTATTCCCTTCGGCGTTCCCTTGCTTTATCCGCTTTTTCTGCCAGCCATCCCTCTCGAATGTCTTTGTAATGACAGTGGGCTTCAATGCCCGAATAATACGTTCGCCCATTTTCTGTACAATGCGGCCCATCATGCCAAACAGTCAAATTCCAAACAGGGACATCTTTGTAATATTTTAATAGCCGTTCCCGCTCTTCTTTATCTCGATAACTATACCGCTCAGTAATGGTGAAATCGTGCATGTGCTTTGCTTCATCGCATGTCAACCAAGCGTCTGCCATTATGACTTCTATTCGGATTGGGTCGGTGTAATTATGTACAATGTTCAACAGCTTTTCTATCGTAATTTCATCCGCTTTGCATTCTCGCATCATTACCGCCTTTCTGCCCAGTTGCAAAAACCATCCTCTGGTTGAAACATGTTTGTAAACTCGCAAGACATGCCGGTGTCCGAATCGCTATACCAGTGCTTGCAATCTTTACACCGTATGATTTCTGGCTCTGCGGATGGCAATGCTTTGATAATTTCATCAGTCCAATCTTTTCTGACTTTGCCGCTGAGTTTAAAGCAATCATCCTTTTCGAATCCCGGACACTCATTGCAACATTCGCCCGACTGCCCAATGTATGCTCCGTCATACTCACACAATCCGCAAACTGAATCGTCACCGTGTCTCTCCCGTAAATCTGCAAATATTTCCTCAAGACCGTCAATAAACTTGTTTATGTCTCCGACATTTATGTCGGGAACATCTGACTCTTCGGATTTAGGGTCATATTCAATGTCATAAATCTCACCCTCTGTCATTAGTGTTTCGATGCTTTCAAGGCATCCATTTCTAAACATTTCCACTGTTATCTCTGGTATAAATATTCCTTTCATTCCTGTTTACCTCTTTTATCTCATCATTAACCATACGCATACATAAAATCCTAGCCAAAACGACAATACACAAAGACATATGATTTTAAGTATCATTCATCTACCTCACTATATGGCTCAACTAATCAGATCACTCATGCTCTAACCTCTTTTCTAAATACAAGATTATTCTGCTCCTTCCAATACTTATTCCCTTTCGGACGCACCTTCTGAAGCTGTGAGCACACTTCTTCATAATGCCTTTTACAATATTGCTTTCCTGTGACTGCCCTTTCTCCGCAAAACCTGCATAGCCCATGTTCTCTTCTGTATTCAGCAACATGCTCTTGCCTGCTCTTTTTATATTCCCTGTCTTTTGCAAGACATATAGAGCATTGCTTTCTTCCTTGTTGCGGTTTTCTCTTTCCGCACTTTATACAAAGCCCTTGTTCTTCCCTTTTCTTTCTTCTTTCTCTTATCTCTTCTGTCCTGTTTCTCTTGACTGGCTTATAATCTGCGTACCGTTTTGCCTTGCACTCAATACACATTTTTTCACCATTGAAAAGCCTCTGCTTCTTGCAGTACGGGCATAACCCCATTTGCTGATAGAACTTACGGGATGATCTGATATACTCATAGTTGTCCTTCCTGCACTTCTCACAGTAAACATGATTATCATCAACTATTGACTTTCCGCATTTCGGACATTTGCCCAAACTCTTATATTTTTCATACGTTGCTTTTGCATACTCTGCTTTAGTCATAATACGTTAGGAGAAAATGCATTTTTAAGGTCGACCAACTCTTCTCTCCTTCCTAATCTTCTTTTACAAATTTGTATCCAATAACTCTGATAGCCCTTGGAGATTTCTCGTCACTGACTATCACACCTTTCTGATTCAACTCCTGCATATAGTGGTGTACTGTTGCCGTTGACTTATATCCAACCATGTCACATATCTCTCTGACGGATGGTGGGTAGCCAAAGTCAAGAAGATACTGCACTATTGCTTCATATACCGCATATCCTCCCCTTGAGAGGGCTTCTAACTTATCACCCATAGGCATCACCACATACACACAAACAGGTTCGCAATCCCACATAAGAGCCACAGTATGGTCACCCATGCACTCAGGTTTGTGAAGAATGTGATTCCTGCCAAGAAGAAACTCATTCCTGTAGCCAACATACTGAATATCTTCATGCCGTACCCTCCTTTGATACAATGGGGATGTCTGCAAGCCCCTTGATTTTATCCTTAATCTGCTTACAGACATTTTCCCATTCAAGAGTAAATCTAATCGTTTCCCGTTCCGTTTTCATTTTCCATTTCATCCAATTCCCTCACAATCTTCTGAATCCTATACCCGATCAAAAGTAATCCGAATCCTAATATCAATTGGATAATCAACGCATCGCCTCCTGTGCTATTCTCAGCGTTTCCTTTGCTACGCCGTGATCAGCTATGCTTCGCCTTCGCTACACTTAGCTATTCCTTCGCTCGTCAATCCATCGCTTCTCCTTATCAAAACAGTGCCAAACCAATCTATGCCTTTGCCCCACGTAACGCCACGGTTCCAGACTCTTCTGTGCCTTCTCTGAGTTATTCACTGCTTTTCCGTTTCGTAACTGCTCTTTGCTTCTCCTTTGCTACGCTTTCAATGGTACGCCATCTCTATTCTTTGCTTACCTAACGGCTCAGTTCCATAGCGTGGCTTCGCTAACCGATGCAACTCCTTCACCTCTCGACTCACCGCCTCACCCTTGCCATGAGTATCTGTTCTATGCTTTGCCTTCTCAGTGCGGTACTTTACTATGCCATAGCCCTGCCGTTCTATGCGATACCGTTGCTATCTCTTGTTGCCACCTATGACATTTCCTTCAGCATCTAATTCTTCCCAAAGGAATCGTCCAAATCCCGCATTTCGCCACTGGCCTAACCCCTTAAACCTTCCATAGTCAAGCCATTCCCTGACAGGCTTTTCGTAATCATCAGACAGACACTCGATCTCAAGGTCAATCGTGCTACCTTCTGGCACTGTCTCCGACATGGCAAGAGCCGTTCTTTCACCCTGTGCCGTCTGTGCCCTCAGAGGCCGTTGTAACGTCCCCATTTCACCGCCATGCATATCTATCTTAATTTTCCTCGGATACACCATGATGCATCCGTCTATGACCTTCTTATAGGCTTTCAGGCTACATGATGCTTTGGAAAAATCTTCTCCTTTACATCTCTGCAATGCTGAACAGGAATCCTTGAAGAATCCCTTAATCTGGTAGTCCCAGAATATCGGATTGCCGTCATCATCCCTTGGGAATACAGTCATCTTTTCTCCGACTTCAGGCAGGGCATCCACCTCGTCATCGTTATCTTTTCCCTCTGGTGCTTTGGATTTGATAAACTTCGTGTAAACGTCTTGATCGTTACATGCCGTTCCCAGTGCCATCTCCATTAACGTGATTCTTACTCTTAATGTTTTCATGTGTGTTTCTCCTTAATATTCTTATTCCCCTCTCAGCCGTCTTCTCAGCTCATCAAGTTTATCCTGTACATCTTTACTTAATTCGACCTCATCGCCTTTATTTACTGTCTGTGGCTTTTTGGATGTTTCCAAAGTCGGAGTGTTCATCTTGATTTCAAGCTGTTCCCTCCTGTTTGTTGCCGTGTCGATCAAGTTCTTTATTTGCTCTGACATCATGTTATGTTCTCTTTTCTTACTGGACAACTCTTCATAGATTCTTCCGAAGTGTGCCCTGTCTGCCATGATGTTTTCAGAATCACAAAGGTTATCCCAACCTAAGGCCAATACACACCGCCTCGTTACTTCTGTAAAACTATTCAAGGCTTCTTCCTTCCTGTAGCGTCCGTATTTGCTTCTGACGGCATATTCAACCTTCTCCCACTCTGTAGCCCATGGGGCAAGTTCCCCGTTGACAAGAGTGCTACAGGCCTGTCTTATATCCGATAGCGAAGGACTCCATTTCTCGGTTTCGAACCACATATCCAGAGCCTTTTTCGCTATGCCATAATCAAGGTCTGAAATATGCTCATACCATAAGGCCATTGTGTAGTCATTGTTCAGGATGTTTTCTTTCTGATACATTGATTTCATCCTCATGGCAAAGTCATTAAACTCATTCAATGTCATATCTCTGTCGCATCCTTTCTGCCCATCCTGCTGTTCTCTCAAGTTCGGCTTCAAACTCTTGCCCCTTCTTTGACTGAACAGGCTTTGTTTCCTTCCTTGCCCATGACCTTATAGTGGCATAATGGCTTTTGTAAGATTTTCCTGTACTGGCTACATATTCAGATAGCCTTTCTATCCGTTCATCAAGGTCAGGGAACATAGTCTGTAACTTCTGATATTCCTCATCGGTCAAGAGTACGTTGTTGTATTCTCCGTACCGATGCTTACTTATATTACTTTTATTATTATTTATAGTTTTATTAGAGTTATTATTAATTATTGTGGTGAAATTTTCACCTACCCCCAGATTATTTTTTTTACTACCGTAGGTGAAATTATCACCTGCCCCGTTGATTTTTTCACCTACCGTGGGTGATAAATTCACCCTGTAGTCAACAAATGTGACACCGTTTTCAATCCGCTCTCTTCTGATAATCAAGCCTTTTTCAACAAGGTTTTTCAGATACTTTGTGACGGTCTGCTTTGTGCTTCCTGTCCAATCTGCGAGGTATTGCCTTGCCCCCGTATACCATTGATTCTGTTCTTGTGTGAATCCATAAATTGCGGAATAAACCAACAATTCACCGCCGTATAGTTTTAATTCAGTTACCATCCACCCTTGGATGTTGTTGTAGTTGTGTGGCTGAACTCGCATATCACCCTTCTTTCTACCCCCTTGCTTTTATAATACGTAAATACTCTTATACGTATATTATACACCAATTCACACTTTACGTAAATACTTATTTTTGATACAATCAGCTTACAGGAGGATCACAACATGGAAGAAAAGAGGAGAAAATTTACTACTATGATACGTCCGAGCCTCGCAGATGCTATCAAAAAACAGGCGATTGATGAACATCGCTCCGTTGCTGAAATCATTGATGAACTCATCACCAAATACCTTCAGGAGAAGAAAGCCCTCTAATCGAGGGCTTTTCTCATTCCCTCAGCGTATATACTGCAACTCTGGCAGTGCCGTCCCTTGTCGGGACTTCCTGCATGGTCTTATCTATGTCATATCCCATCTTCTTGAGATCATAGATTCTGCCTGATAACCTTGTGCATCCTATAGCGCGGATAGCTTCAAGGGATGTAATAGAGCCATGCTCTTTTATGTATTCCAATACCTGCAATGATTGGGTTGTCTTCATTCCCTCACCACCTTCGTTTCAAGGTATCGTGTTCCCCATTCTTCCACTTCGTCATGGCTGTCAAAGAATATGTCTATAACGTCCCCTTGCACGGCACTTCCAACATCCTCAGCCACATACATTTGACCGTCTATCTCAACCTTTGACCCTATGTCAATCACATCAGGATCAACGGCTATTGTCCTCCCTGCTTCTGCAGTTGTTCCGCTTTGGGTATGCCTACCGTAGCCTGATGAACATTCATGACAATCACAGTAGGCAGTGCATTTCATGATTCCGTAGTCGATCTTCTTTGACTTTTTCTTCTTGGCTTTCTTAGCCTTTTTCTTCTTAGCTTTCGGTTTATGTGTGATGACCATATGACGATCATCAATCTTCTGCGTTCGGGCAAGTGCGTCATGTGGAATAGCAAGCATTGTTGCCATAGCCACAAGAACTATGAAATATTTCCTCATATCATCATCCCCATAATTCTTTTGATTTCTTCACAACTGCACATATTTCCTGCTCAGTTACAAATGGACTTTGGAATCGAATGTTGCTTGTACCGTTATTATTTCTGAATATTCCATCGCCTTTGCCGTTTAGTGTTTCAGCACCCTTTTTCCCGAGAGCGACACGGCTATCAGCGACGCTTGCCATAGAGAATACAGCCCGGCATTGGACATTATTCTTTAATCGTCCTGTCATGTACTGGCTGTCAGGACGTTGAGTGCAAATGATCAGATGGATTCCACAAGCCCTCGCTTTGAAAGTCAGTCTTAATATGTCTTTGATAACCTCATCTTTTGAAGAGATAGCAAGATCGCCCAACTCCTCAACAATCAAAACAATTCTTGGAAGTTTTTTATTTGCTTCCATGTTATATCTCGCTATGTCCTGAACCCCTGCATCTGCCATCATTTCATATCGCAAATCCATTTCTTTGCATAAGTCTTGTATTGCTATTCCACCACGATTAGGACTCGTTACAAGTTCCTTAACGTGTGGTTCTCCATCATAGAATTTGAACTCCACTACTTTAGGATCAACCAATACAAGCTGTACATCTTCAGGTGAATACTGCATTATCATTGACAAGATTACATTGTGAAGGAATACGGATTTTCCACTACCTGTCTGACCTGATACAAGCATATGCGGCATCTCAACAAGGTTATATGTTATGCACTCTGTACTCACATCCTCACCTATGGAAATAATGATCTCGTTATCTTTTTTGGGAATCTGCATTAAAGCCTTGGCACAATCTTTCATGCCATATACACCACGCTCCTGATTAGGAACTTCAACAAGAACAAACTTTCCATCCTGCGTAAGTCGGACATTATTTGTATCAAAATGTGCGTTAAACTGCCTTGTCAACTTCATAAAAGCATCTATGTGCTTTGCATTAACCAAAACAGAATACCTTGCAACGCTTGTGCCTACGGAGCTTTTAGTTACCCTGCCATTCCAGTATGTGCAGATAAAATCCTCAAATTTTTCTACGCTTTCAATATCAGCCTCTTCAGGCTTAATAGATTCATTGAGTAAGTCCAAATACTGTTCAATCATATATTCTCCTTAAACTCTTTCTTCAAATGCTTAAAAACTTCCTTGCCGTAAAAGTCTTTTATAAAACTCAAAAATTTTCTATCTTCCTTATAATTTTTAAGCCGTGCTTGCAACTTTTGATAATCTTTATAATGAGCATGATCCATAGAAGAAATATATCTATAATAGGAATCAGACATTCTACTCACTAATTCAAGATCTTCAGATGCTTTATAAACAGTCTCAATTACATTATCGTATATACTGTTAATAAATTCGTTTATGTCAGCATCAGGCTGTGTTGTTTTGTAATAATTGGCAATCTTGATAAATAGCCGAACCGATTCTTGAAGTTCTTCAGATAGCTTTTTTGCCCTTATTTCAATAACAGGAAGATATGTATTTAATCCGATTTTTCTTCCATGCTCATCACAAACATGAAGATCAAAACTATAATCCATTTATTCTCCTCATTTATCCTCCTCATCTTTTGAAGCTATAACCAGTGCTAAACATATAGTTCCAAATGATCCACCAACAAAGAAACCTATGATGAATCCGATAATCCCTGCACTCATTCTGACCACGCTTTCTTTACTGCGTTATAAACGGCTCTAAAAATCACCGATTCCAACTGTTCATAGTCAATAACGGTTGATTCTCTGACAGGCTCAACACCTTCACAATCCACTTTCTCAACCTTTTCAGTCACCGTATAGGACTCAGGTTTGATGTTATAAAGCATATCTAACAACTTTACGGACGAACTGTTGATCCTTTTCCTTCTATATGCGTCAGTAATATAGTTACGTCCATGGCCTAATGCACCTGATACGTCACCGTTCGATAGATGCCTGACCTTCAATTCATATTCCAGTTTTTCAGGAATGATATTAACCATGTTTGCCATCATGTTCCCCTTTCTTGGTGGTGCTATTGCTCAACAATAGTTACTTCAATCCTTGGATTCTTCTTATCAACAAAAAAGCTGTCGGAGAATCCTACTACCTGTTTCCAACTGTCATTCTGGATTACCTGAGTGGCAACCAAAGCATCCTGAATGATCTTTCGACCGTATGAACTTACGTTATCAAGATCACGCTTTCGGTTTGGCTCATACCATCTATATTCCATCCTGACAGGCTTTTTAAGGCGTATTCCCCTCAACTGCGATCTGATATACCATTCGACATTAGATTGGTCTTTACGCTTCATCTGTGCTCCCTGATAGGCATTTCTGCGACAAGCACCGATATACTCATTCAGGCTATGCAGTTTGAGGGGAATGGTTAATGTGTATCTCATGGCTTACAGGAACGGAAGATCAGCGTCATCGGGCAAATCCATGAATCCGTCATCATCCTGTGGTGTTGCCTGTGGTTTGCTTGTCTGCGGATTGTCTTGTGACTTCTTGCTCTCTGCAAACTCCTGATTATTTACCACAATGTCTGTTGTATATACCTTTCTTCCTTCCTTGTTTGTGTAAGAGCCTGTCCTCACTTCACCCTGCACAACGATCTTGATGCCTTTGTGAAGATATTTTTCTGCAAACTCAGCGGACTTTCCGAAAGCCACACAGTTGATAAAGTCCGTTTCCTGCTGACCGTCCCTCTTATATCTGCGATCAACCGCAATCGTGTACCTTGCTACCGCCTGAGGTGGATTACCCGTGGAATATCTCACATCAGGATTATCAGTTAAACGCCCCATACCTACAAATAAATTCATATCTTTACTCCTTTCTACAGTACCGACTTCCCAAACTCTCGGATAAAGTCGGTTCTGTCTCCATAATGGTTTTCATAATATTCTTGGCATAACCGCCTGAGATATAGGCTTACGCCCGAATTAACGTGTTTGTGTACTTCTCCGTGGTGTTGCATACAAAGGTATACAACGAATCCTCTTTCTTCAGATCGCTTTCTCCTACTCGTGCCACCTATAATGTGGTGGCGATGGAGATTCCTTTGTGTTCCACACACGAAGCATTCTTTACAGTCCTGTATCACGGACTCCATGTACTCACCGTCCTTACTTTATAAATTCCCATACCATCCCTCGATATAGTTTTTTGTTTTTTATGGCTTTTGTTATCGCACTTCTGCAAAATCCGTTTCGTTCCGCATCCTTCAAGGAATTAAAGAAAAGTGTTTTATCTTTTCCAACGCATTTCACTGGTTTTTTATATTTGTCAGCTTTATTTTTTGCTTCATCAGGAACCAATGGAACCCTTTTTTGTGACGGAGTGGTAATCGCTTTTTGGAAACTCCATCCGGCCTTTCTAACTCTCCTGTATACAGTTGACGGTGTTACAACACCCAACAAACAACACCACTGTTCTACTGTTCGACTTTCACCATCTATTTCAACAAAACGGTTTGCCGATGTGTTAAGCGACTGTTCCTTGTATGTAGCCCACCTGCAATTTTCAGGGCAATAATTTCCGTTATTGTCTATGCGATCAATGGTTAAATTGTCTTCATATCCATTTTCCAAAGCCCATTTTTCAAACGTTCTGAAATCATTCCACTCATCGCAAACGCTTATTCCCCTGTTTCCCCATCTGTCATGCCAATGTTTTCCATCGTTTTTACATCTTTGCCTCATAGCTACCCATATGTTATATAGCCTTGTTCCAGTTTTATGATGGCGAAGGCATCCACAAGATTTTATGAGGCCAGACCTTACAGAATTTAAGGGTTTACATACTGTTCTTCCACATTCGCATTGGAAGTACCAATAATACCCACCGCCTTTTGTCTTTTTGTCAGCTCTACGAAGAGCAACTAACATTCCATACCGATCTCCTTTAACATCAATAGGATCAGTTGCCTTTCTTTTACCTGCCACAACTATTTATCATCCTTTCTATTTCATGGTTCGGCATAGTTTCTATGCCTAAACTTTCAGCCTCATCAACAACACCTTGAATTAAAATGCTCATTTCTTTGGAATCATATCTATGACTTGGTTTCAGCAACTTCCATGCCCTGTACAACACTCCGTCCTTGCCTATCTTTACCTGTGCCGTAGGAGCAAAGTGTGACTCTTCCATCTGCTCCATACGGCTTACTGCATCAGGTGTATCAGGCAACATCGTGATAGCAGGTTTGCCATCGAACAATTCTGTTTGCCCATATCTCCTGAGCATCAGGTTGTGGCAATATGGCTTGCTTATCCTAAGAGCATCTGCGACCTTTCCTACAAGAAGCCAATAATAATTATTTGAATCTATGCTCCTTTTCTTCCTCGGTATCTTGCAGATAATCCTCAACTGGTCAGCATCCTTTATGGTGTCGATCTCTTCCAGATTTACGGATGCAACACCGAATACCATCTGCCAGTTGCCACGGATGTAATCTTTGCTGACGTTCTGTAACTTTCCGATAAATTCCATTATTTATCTCCTGCCAGTCTTGCCATAATGTTGTACTGCTCAGATGTAACCTTGTTAAAAGACTTGATTCCTGCGGCTTTCAACGCTTCTTCTTCGGATACCCCCTTCTGCTTCAAGAATCCCTTTAATGCTGACAATTGTTTCTGCGAAGCATATTCAGGCTTCGTTGTCTGCTCATGATACTCATTGGAATCAGGGTCTTTTGTATCATCCAAAAGAAACAAACCGTTCAGGCAGTATTTCCTCGCATAGCTTGAAGTTGCTCCAGTAACCTGAGATTCATCCATTCCCTTTTTGCTTGACTGCTCTCTGGCATATGCACTAACTTCAATCTTGTTAAATTCCGACTTTTCCTCAACATCAATCAAGGTTGCTGTTGCTTTGATATAGACTCGCTCACCGATTTCCTCTACAGAATCACTTAATAGGAGAACCAACCCTAACTCGTCACCAAACGGCTTAAAGGCTTCAAGAATGCTTTCCGCATTCCTGTATTTGAAGTTTCCAAAACTGTTATATAGATTCTTAGGTGCTTTCATTTTTTTTTGCACAATCTGTAATTTCTCATAAATCATGTTTTTCCTCCTACTTAATCTGTATGTTTTGATTCGTTACCAATTCCGCACCTGCAACGGCTATACCTGCTTTCAGGTCTTTTTTGATCGCCACCTTATCAACTGTCGGCTCTCCGATTTTAAGGTACTTATCATCAAGATAAAGCTGATTCAGGATATTTACTGATTCGCTTTTTCTATAGCTGATTGACAGCTTTGAAGTTTTGAACGGCACTCCTCCAAGGGCATCCTTTAAATACTTCTTGAGACTTTCTGCCTTGTTTTCAGATGCTCTTTTTCTTGCCTGTAATACCTTGATTTCTTTACCGATTGCATCGGATTCGGCAACAAGGTTTTTAATCCAAAGGCCTATACTTTCGATTTTTTCACCCCTCTGCATCTGTAGGCTTCTCAGTTTTTCGATGTCAACAATCTCTCCTGTTTCCTCATCGACACATGACATGATTTCTTCATCTATCTGGTATATATTCATCTCCAGTCATCCTCTCTTTCATCCGCCCAATATTCCTCAGCGGTGATTTCTTCATCTTCTTCACTCATGTAGGCTTGCCATGCCATCTCATCCCTGACAGGATCATCAGACCATGATGGCATTTGTGCAGGCCTTCTTCTATGGAATGTGCAGCTTTTCAATTTAGCCATTGTGCTACCTTCCTTTCTGTGGTAATATAAAAATGTGTTCACGACTTCCTGTCGTGTGTGTTTTTCTTTTGGCACTGGCTACTCGTCAGTGCCTTTTTCTGCTTCTAATAGGTCAAGCACCTCGTCAATGTCTATGAGGCTACCTTCCTTTTTTCTGTTCTTTAAAATCTTTATTGCCACGCTTCTGATAACGGCATTTTGAATCAATTCATCATACCTTTTATCAGTTATTGTGGTCTTACCTTCCAACCAGTTCACTAAATCACCTCCTTAAAAAACGATGGTAAAAATATTCCACCACTGATAAACATAATCGCTCGTATTGTGGCAGATCACGTCTGCCCAACTTGCAAGCAACCATGTTGTCATAAGAATCATGGCTACGTATCCTATCGCCGAAGCGACCTTTCCTATCAGTTCTCTTTTCATGCATGTTCTTCCTTTCTACGATGCCCCCTGTACATCAGGCAGAGGATTGAAAATAATGACAACAATACCAATTACACAACAAGGAGACTACATTCTGCCTGATGTGCAGGAGACACCGCCTTTCTTCTTATTCTTCTGGTATGCCGAACTCCTTCAGTAACTTCCTCGTATAAACAAGGTACTGTTTCCGCTTCTTCCCGTTGGCTATCACATAACCACAACGGTCAAAGGGTGGAATTTTTCTCTTGATATGTTCCCTGACTGCCTGAGCAGGGATACCAAGGATTTTAGCTGTTTCCTGTGCGTTCAGTATTTCTTTCACCTTTCTTCATAACCTCTATCAATGCCTTTGTAGGCTTTCCACTTTTTCTCCAGTATTTTTCATATCCGTTGTAACCATATCGGTCATCATACGTTTTATAAAAAATCTGGAATTTTTTCTCTAAATCTGAATTTGTCGTTTCTGGAGAGCTAATATAAAGCTGTTGCCACTTAAACTCACCGATTCCGTACTTATTAAAATCATCCTGCATCAATTTGTTTGTATGCCTATTGTTTTTTAAGCAGTACAAATGACTATGAATCCTGTGATCAATTCTGTTTTGTGTACAGCCTATATAGACTCTTCCTGTTGCCATGCATTCAATTTTGTAAATACTTTGCATAACTAATCCTCTAAAAAGTAAGACAAAGGAACGTTAAAATATTTTGCTAACTTTTTTAATAATTTGATAGATGGAGTAGTCTCGCCGTGATTCCACCTTCCGATAGTTCCATTTCCAATCTCTAATTTTTTCTCTAATCGAAAAATAGAAATGCCCTCGGTCTCACAAAGGTCTTTTACCTTCTGGTAATAATCCAAATAATCACCTCCTTTCGGCAAATAGTTCTTTACATTTATTAGATATTAATCTAAAATAGAATTACCACAAACCATCGAAGAATAACATCTAATACCTGCTATAACTATGCCATTTTTAGGCTTTTCTCTATGGCTTTCATCTATATTATATAGACTTTCGTCTAAAAAATCAATAGTTATTTTAGGTTTTGGTCGAATTTTTAAGAGGGGGAAGTCTATGAATAGTGTTGATCTTGTTAAATCTATATGCAGAGAAAGACATATTCCGATCTCAAGGCTTGAAAGAGAATGTGGATTCTCTAACGGATATATCGCAGGGCTAAAAAAAGGAACCTTCCCTGCACAACGCCTACAGATCATTGCGGAATATCTTGGTGTATCTATGAAATATTTAATGGGAGAAAAAGATGTCCAGAATATTGGACAGCAAAAAGAGTATTATGAGAATGCAGAGACCGCAAGATTAGCACAGGAGATGTTTGAGGACAGGGACATGCGTATGCTCTTTGATATGAAAAAGAAAAT